ATAATCAAAAAATTGCAACATTAACAAACCAAAATATTCTTTTGGAAGCGAAATTGACAACAGTAATGACTGACTTTAATGATGAAAAAACCAAGTTAGCTGCAGCAGCACTTGAGTGGCAAACAAAATACGAAAACTTAGCATCTGAGGTAGAAGCAGAATAATGGCAAAACCATCCACCAGACAAGGGTTAATTGATTACGCACTTAGAAAGTTGGGTGCACCTGTACTTGAAATCAATCTTGATGACGATCAAATTGATGATATGGTGGACGATGCATTGCAATATTTTCAAGAAAGACACTTTGATGGTGTCGAAGAAATGTTTTTAAAACATGAGTTTACTCAAGATGAAATTGATAGAGGAAATGCTCATACAGGCCCAAATACTTCAAACACCGCAGGTATTGTAACTACAACAGGTTCATCAACAGCAATCAGTGGTTATGGATCTACAACATCTACTTTTGTGGAGAACTCTAACTTTATTCAAGTTCCAGATTCAGTCATAGGTGTTGAAAAGATATTTAAATTTGATTCTAGTTCAATATCTGGAGGAATGTTTAGTATTAAGTATCAGTTATTTTTAAATGACTTGTACTACTTTAACTCTGTTGAATTACTACAATACTCAATGGTCAAGAGTTACTTAGAAGACATTGACTTCTTACTAACTCCTGATAGACAAATAAGATTTAACAAGAAACAAAATCGTTTATATCTTGATATGGATTATAAATCTCTAAAAGCAGGAGATTTCATAGTCATAGATTGCTTAAGGATATTAGATCCAGATGATTTTACAAAGGTATATAATGATATGTTTTTAAAAATGTATTTGACTGCCTTAATGAAACGTCAATGGGGACAAAATTTAATTAAATTTAGAGGAGTAAAACTTCCCGGTGGTTTAGAATTGAACGGTAGAGAAATATATGAAGATGGTCAAAGAGATCTAGAATTTGCATTAACTAAATTAAAAGAGGAGTACGAATTACCTCCTCTAGACTTTGTTGGGTAATATGTATGGCACTCAATCCATTTTTTCTACAAGGATCACCCGGTGAACAGAGATTAATTCAAAATCTCATAAATGAGCAATTGCAAATTTATGGGGTAGAGGTTACTTATATTCCAAGGAAATTTGTAAATAGACAATCAATAATAGAAGAGGTTCAATCGTCAAAATTTGACGATAATTTTTTATTAGAAGCTTATGTCAACACATATGAAGGTTACTCAGGTGCTGGAGATGTGATGACAAAGTTTGGTGTGAGTTTGAGGGATGAGGTTTCACTCACAATATCAAAAGAAAGATTTGAAGATTTCATCGCACCATTTTTAGATCCAGATGATTATGAATTATCAACAAGACCTAGAGAAGGAGACTTAATATTTTTCCCACTTGGTAGTAGATTATTTGAGGTAAAATTTGTTGAACATGAAAAACCTTTCTATCAGTTAGGAAAGAATTATGTTTATGAACTTCAATGTGAACTCTTTGAGTATGAGGATGAAGTCATTGATACATCAATTGATGAGATTGATACACAAGTTCAAGACGAAGGATTTATTACAACACTTAATCTTGTAGGTTCAGGAGCAACTGCGTCTGCAACTGCTGTATTATCGCCTATATTATCAAATAGAGGTTATATAAGATCTATTACTGTGTTAAATGATGGTAGTGGTTATACATCAACACCCACAGTCTTCATTTCGACATCAAGAGATGGTGCAGGTGTTAATGCTGCTGCTGTTGCAATTACAACAAGTGTAGGTGGATTAAACTCTGTCAAAGAATTAATATTAACAAATGCTGGTGCTGGATATACACAAGCACCTGATATTAATATCGTAGGTGGTGGAGGAAGTGGTGCAATTGCTACATGTACAATCGAAAAAACACAAAGAGGTGTAATAGCATTTAATGTTATAAATGGTGGATCTGGATATTCAAGTTCTCCAGTGATTACAGTTTCTGGGCCAGGAGCAGGGGTTACTGCATTAGGAGAGTCAGTTATCGATATAGGAAATGCTACATTACAATCTATTAGAGTAAAAAATCCCGGTATAGGTTATACTACTGTACCAACTGTCACAGTTGGCAATCCGAATATTATCACTGGTCGTGGTAATTTTGAATTAAATGATTTAGTAATTGGATTAGAATCAAATACAGAAGCACGAGTTAAAGAATGGGATGCAGATACTAAAGTTCTCAAGATATCAAATGTCGGTATCGGATCAACAGTTTCAGGATTTAACCCCGGTGAAGAGATTAGAGTTCAGACAAGTTTGAATGACGATAACACTAGAAACTTCAAGACTCTATTTGTCGGTGATTCAACAACAGCAGGTACAATTGGAGTACAAACTAATAAGATAACTGGTATCACTACGACAGGTATTAATGTTGGAGCAGCACTATCTGAAGTTAGTGGTGTTATAGGAATAGGAGTTACAGTACTAAGTATACAACCATCAGTTGTGATAATGAGTAGAGATTCACTGAATACTACCTCCACTACTATTCAGGTTGGTGCCGGAACCACTGCATTTGTTGCATATAATGTTCGCGAATATGATAAGAGAGATATATATGATGAATACAGTGATAACGATGAGTTTGAAACTGAGGCAGATTCTATTATTGATTTTGCTGAATCTAATCCCTTTGGTACATACTAATGTTAGGTACATATTACTATCACGAAATACTTAGAAAGACAGTTATATCGTTTGGAACATTGTTCAATGATATTCATATTCGCCATAAAGGTAACGATGGAAAATCTATCAGTGACATGAAAGTTGCATTGGCATATGGCCCAATGCAGAAATTCTTAGCAAGACTTGAGCAACAACCCGAATTGAATCGTGCAACTCAGATTACATTGCCTAGAATGTCTTTTGAGATGACTAACATTGCTTATGATTCAACCAGAAAGGCAGGTATAACTCAGACGTTCAAAGCATCTGATGGCACAAATCTTAGAAAGGTTTTCATGCCAGTTCCTTATAATATTGGATTTGAATTAAATATTCTTGTTAAATTAAATGATGATGCACTTCAAATAGTAGAGCAGATATTACCATATTTTCAACCAGCGTTTAATTTATCTGTGGACTTGGTAAGTGTGATCGGAGAGAAGAGGGACATAAGTGTCGTATTAGATAATATATCTTTTCAGGATGATTATGAAGGAGATTTTGCAACAAGGAGAGCATTAATATACACACTTAACTTCACTGCTAAAACATATCTGTTTGGCCCTGTTGCAGATACACCAGAGGGTATTATTAAAAAGGTTCAGTTGGATTATCATACAACTATGGACAGAGAGAATGCAAGAAGAGAACTCAGATATGTTGCTACACCACAAGCAGTTAAGGATTATGATAATGATAACACTGCAACATTAACATTTAATGTAAATACATCTCAAGTCAGAATTAACGTAAATGACACATCAGGATTCGCTGTAAATGATCGAATTGTTATTGATAGTGAGGTCATGCAAATTAAAGAAATACCAGATGCAACAACCCTTGCAGTCAAGAGAGGATTTAGTCGAACTTTAAAGGCAGAACATATTGAAAATACAAAAGTTAATAAATTAACTACAGCAGACGATTCTCTGATTGAAGTTGGAGATGATTTCGGATTTAACGAAACATCTAGCATATTCACAGATTCATTACAATTTAATCCTGCTACAAGGACAGACTCATGATGAACACAGATTTTGGTAGTATTGAAAAATCACTTAACGTAGAAACATCAATTATTCCCAAGGAAGAGGATAAAAAACCTGAATTACCAAATGTAGTTCTCAAGAAAGATGATGTTGAAAAAGATTACAAATATACAAGAGGTCAATTATATTCACTAATTGAAAAAGGTCAAGAGGCAATAAATGGCATCATGGAGGTAGCAGGTGAAAGTGCAAGTCCAAGGGCTTATGAAGTTGCTGGTCAATTGATAAAATCAGTTGCAGATAGCACTGATAAATTAATGGATCTTCAAAAGAAGATGAAAGATATTGATGAAGATAATTCAAAAACACAAGGAAACGTAACTAATAATTCCTTATTTGTAGGAAGCACTGCAGAATTACAAAAGATGCTAAAGAAAGGTTTTCTAAATAATAAGGAGTCAGAAACTGATAAATGAAGTCCTGCAAAAAAGGATACTACTATTGCAACACTGAACAAAAGTGTAAACCTATTCCTGACGGACATACTGTTCGTGATGATGGGTTTCTTATGAAAGAAGCAAAAGATGGTGATCACGAACCAGAGATGATTCGTAATCAATTGAAAACTGCAGGTAGAGCATCTAAACGCATTGAAAAACAT